AGGTCGCCCTGCTCGCCTGTGCGGTCATGGCCCGCGCGAACAAGGCCGCCACCTCGGCGGACGGCAGTGCGGGCACCGCGGGCGTACCCGGCGTCCTCGTCTGGTGCATCACCGGCGTCCAGATCGCCCCCGCCCTCGCCGAGTCAGGCGTTCTCGGCGGCGCCGTCCGAGCTGCGTTCGGCCCCGTAGCGGCCGGCCTGCTCTGGCACCTCGCCATGGGCCTGGAGATCCGCGTTGGGAAGCCCGGCGCCCTCTCCACCGGCCTGCCCGCGGTCATCGCCCGCGAGCTGCGCGAACGGCTCCTGTCCCGCCTCGGCCTCGCAACCCGAGACCGCAGCGCCGAGCAGATCACCCGCGACCGGGCCACCGCGACCGCTGTGCGCCTCGCCTCCCGCGCCCGCCTCGGGCCCTGGGGCCGCCACCGGCTCGCCGCCGCCGTCTCCCGCTCCCGCGCTGCCGTCCACGGCGACCAACGCCACCAGCTCATGCAGGAACTCGCCGCACGCCGCAACGCACTCGGGCTCCGCACCGTCGCCGTACCCGCGCCCTGGGAGGCGGTCCCCGACGAACTTCCGCAGCCCACCCGCCGACCCGAGATCCTCGCCGCCCGCGAACTGCGCGAGATGCACCCCGTCGACGCCATCCGCGTCACCGCATCCGCGCACCCCGACGCCGACCCGCCCGAACTCCGCGCGCTCCTCGGCGACCTCGGCATCGTCGTCAGCGAGACACAGGTCGGCATCGCCCTCAAGGCCCTTGCACCCGCCCGCACTCGTGCACTCGCATCCGCATCCGCCGCAGGCCACAAGCGGCGCGGTATCCACGCCCGCATCGAGGCCGACGCCCCGCCGGATGCAGCGGATGCAGACCAGCCGGATGCGGATGCAGACCGCGCCCTTCTGCCCGACGCCCGCCGAGTCGACCACGACCACCGGGCCGAGCACGGGCGCGCCGCGTCCCTCCGCGCACTCCAGGCCGGGCTCCGTATCGGCCAGACCCGAGCGCAACGCATCCGCGCACTCCTCGACGCCGAAGGACCGCACTCGTGATCACCTTCCACGCGCTCGGCTACTGGGGCCTGTTCGCGCTCTTCCCCACCCTCGCGCTGCTGCGCATCCTCCCCGCGCACTCCGCGCTCCACCGCCACCTCTCCCGCGCAGCCCTCGCCGCGCTCCTCCTCATCGCCGCCACCGTCGCCCTCTCGTACTGAAAGGCCCACCCGACATGAAGACCACGCTCCTCGCCGCCATCGACACCGCCCACGCCCACACCATGGCCGCCACCCCCGCCGCGCCCCCCGCGGGCGCCACCGGCTCCGTCTCCATCAGCGTCCTGCTGATCATCGTGCTCGGTCTGTGGGCCTGGAACATGCACAAGCACGGCAAGGACACCAAGAAGCTGCACCTGCTCCCCGGCTTCGTCTGCCTCGGCCTCGGCCTGTGCCTCTCCGGCACCCAGATCGGCGGCATGATCGGACAGCTCTTCGGCAACGTCGGCACCATGCTCTCCACCTTCGTCGGCAACGCCTGACCCGTGATCGGCCCCGAAGACGACACCCTGGACCTCACGGAGGACCTCGCCGCCCTCCGTGAGGCCCCGGGCCCGCCCTGCGACTGCCCATGGCACCGCCGAGCCGACCACGCCACTCAACTCGCCCACGGGGCCGCCACGCTCACCGCCAGACTCGGCGCGTGGCTCGCCGGCGGCGGCCTCCAGGCCCTCGCCCTACGCGCGAGCGCAACCGCCTACGGGCTCGGCGCCGCCGCCTACACCCTCCCCACCCTCAGCCTCCTCGCCCCCGCCGGCCTCCTCGCCTTCGTCGCCGCCGCCTGGCGGACAGGCCGCCCCGCTCCGCTCACGGTGGACGACGCACGCCGCGCATTCCTCGGCGCCCTCCTCGACCTCATCGGCGACCGGCCGGGCATCTTCCTCCGCGACCTCTACGACCTCCTCCAGGCCCACCCCGCAGCCGCCCACCTCGATGACGCCCGCCTCCGCGCCGTCCTTACCGACAGCGGCCTCACCATCCACAAGAGCATCCGCATCGGCCCCGACACCGGCCGCTCCGGCCTCAAGCGCACCGACGTGCAAGCTCTACTCTCCCCCGCGCCGCCCGCACCCTCCCCGTTCCCCGTAGACGCAGGTCACGGCGCTGCGGAGGGGGGCGTAGACGAGCCGTAGAAGGGCCTGTAGACCTCCCTGCACGCGCAGCAGCAGGCGCCAAGGCCCCGCCTGATGGACCATGACGGGCATGACGCAACTCATCCTCGTGGATCTCTACGCAGCCCAGGCCGCCACCGGAATCAAGGCGGCCACCCTCCGACAGTGGCGCCACCGCGGGCACCTCACCCGCCACGGCTACGACCGGTACGGCCGCGCCCTCGTGGACCTCGCCGAGGTCAACAAGCGCCGCGCGAAGGCCGCAGCTTGACCAGCAGCGATACCACTGTCACAGTGGGGCCAGGTCCGGCGTGCCCGCACACGGACAGTGAGCCACCCGAGGGCCCCCGCCGACACCGGCCGGGGGCCCTCGTCGTACCCCCTCCCGCACCACCTCCACCCCGAGGGGACGCCCATGCCCCGCCGCCCCCGCAAGCCTTGCTCAGTCCCCGGATGCCCGGAGCTGGTCACCACCGGCCGCTGTCCCGCACACGAGCGTGAGGCCGAGGAGCGGCGAGGCAGCAGCAGCGAACGCGGCTACGACACAAGGTGGCAGCGACGCCGAGCCGCATACCTCTACCACCATCCGTGGTGCGTGCTGTGCGGTCAGCCCGCCACCGTCGCCGACCACTTCCCGCTCTCGCGCAAGCAGCTCGTCGCGAGAGGCGATCCCGACCCCGACACGGACAAGCACCTGCGACCGCTCGACCGCGCCTGTCACGCCCGCGAGACCGCGCGGCACCAGCCCGGAGGATGGAACGCCCAATGACCACCGTGACCCTCGACGTGCGCGTCCGCGTCGGCGACGAGCCCGAGCGCCGCATCGCCACCGCCGAAGCCGACACCGTCGCCGAAGCCGTCCTCCAGGTCGCCACCGCGCTCCGCACAGCGGGCGAAGCCCTCCAGGCCGCCGCCGAGACCCTCCCCGCACCCGCCCCTGAGCCCCCGCACGCTCCCCGGGGCACGCTGTACGACCCGTCGAACGAGGCCGCGCGCGAAGCGTGGCCGACTCCCGCGCCGCCCGCCCCTGGGGGGTGACTCCCCTCCCCCCGCCCAAGGCCGCCCGCCGGGGAGGGGAAATCCTGCGCGCGCGAATCAGAGCCTTTTGATCGGGGGTGACCTGCATGTCTGTCTCCGGTCGTCGCCCGAAGCCCGCCCTCCAGGTCGTTCGCGAGGGCAACCCCGGCCACCGGCCCGTGCGCGAGGGCGTGAAGGTGCCGCCGGCCGAACTGGTCGCCCCGGACTGGACCACCCTCTTCCCCGCCGTGAAGGTCCCGGCGAAGCCGCGGGCGCCGCGCGGCGCGAGCGATGAGGAGCTGGAGGAGTACCGCGCCGACGTCGCGGCGTGGCAGCGCGAGAAGCTCGCCAGCGAGGCCGCCGCGTTCTCCCGCGAGGTCGCCGGGCGCGAGTGGACGCGCGTGGTGCCGGTCCTCGTCGTCGCGGCCGGCCTCGCGGCCGTGGACCGCTCGACGGTCGTGGACTACTGCGTGTGCGTCGCGCGCCTGGAGTGGTGCGAGCGACGCCTGTCCGTCGAGGGCCTGATCACGATGGGGCAGCGCGGCCCGTGCCGCAACCCGCTGACGACCGTGGCGACGCAGTACCGCACGCAGCTCAAGGCGTACATCGGGGAGTTGGGCCTGTCGCCTTCCTCGCGCGGGCGGATCACGCCGCCGGAAGGCGGAGACGATGACGACGGAAGCGTCTTCGACTGAGTTCCTGCGCACCGAGCAGGACCGCGACGACGAACTGCCGGTCCCGCGCGCGGCGCTGCACGCGCTCGGCATGGGAGACGAGGAGATCGAGGCGGCGCTCGCCGCCCGCCCGCTGACCGTCGCGTTCCAGGCCGACGAGCAGCTCGGCGCCTGGTTCGACATCGAGGCCGCCTCCCGCGCGGTACGGGCCATCGAGAGCTTCAAGCACACGAAGGGCCGGTGGGGCGGCACCGCCCTCAAGCTGGACCCGTGGCAGAAGCTGTGGGTGATCCTGCCGCTCTTTGGCTGGCTGTTCTGGGACGACGAGGTCGACGCCCCGGTCCGCGTGATCCGGACCGCCTGGGTCGAGGTTCCCCGCAAGGCCGGGAAGTCCACGCTCTCCTCCGGCATCAGCCTGACGCTGCTGCTCGCGGACCGGGAGATCGGCGCCGAGGTCTACTCGGCGGCCGGAAGCCTGGACCAGGCGAAGCGCGTGTTCGACGACGCGAAGCGCATGGCGGTCACCTCCCGGGCTGTGCGCGGGCGGGTGGACGCGCGCGCGGCGGCGCTCCTGGTCCCGCGCACGGGCGGCGTCCTGCGGGCCCTGTCGAAGATCGCCGAGACCGCGCACGGCCTCAACGTGTCCGGCGGCGTCATCGACGAGGTCCACGTCCACAAGAAGCGCGACCTGGTCGACGCCATCGAGACCGGTACGGGCGCGCGCACCCAGCCCCTCATCGTCTTCATCACGACCGCGGACGAGGGCGACGAGGGCACGATCTACGACGAGAAGCACACGTACACCGAACGGTGCGCGGAGCACGTCGTAGAGGACCCGTCGCACTTCGGGGTGGTGTGGGCGGCCGAGCCGGGCGACGATCCGTTCGACGAGGCGACGTGGCGCAAGGCCAACCCGGGCCTGGGGACATCCCCCACGGTGGCGTACCTGCGCAAGGAGGCCGCGAAGGCGAAGGTGACGCCGTCGTACTTCCCGACGTTCTGCCGCCTCCACCTCAACCTGCGGATGCGCTCGCGCGTGCGCTGGCTCCCGATGCCGTTGTGGGACGCCAACCAGGGCCCGGTCTCGGCTCCCGCGCGGCTGCGCCTTCAGCCCGCCTGGGGCGGCCTGGACCTCTCGGCCGTCAGCGACCTGTCCGCGTGGGTGCTCGTCGTCAAGTCCCGGCAGCCCGGCGTCGAGCTGGAGATGCTGCCGCGGTTCTGGCTGCCAGAGGAGCGCGTGGACGACCTCGCCCACCAGCTCCAAGTCCCGCTCCACGACTGGGTTACGGCCGGCCTGCTCACGCTGACCGAGGGCGACGCCATCGACTACGCGGCGATCGAGGACCAGATCCTCGCCGACTCCCGCGCCTACCGCATCCAGCGCGTCAGCTACGACCGCATGTTCGCAGGCGGCTCGCTCCAGCGGATCGAGGCGAACCCACGTATCGCCGAGGTCACCCCGATCCCGCAGACGTACCTCGGGATGGGCCCGGGGGCGAAGGAAGTGGAGCGGCTGCTGCGCGAGCGCGCTCTGCGCCACGACGGCCACCAGGTGATGCGCTGGAACGCGAGTTGCGTCGAGGTCATCCGCGACGGCAACGACAACCTTCGGCCGGTGAAGCCGAAGCGGGACGAGTCCTCGGCGCGCGTGGACGGCATCGCCGCGCTCGTGATGGCAGTGGACGGATACCTGCGGCGCAAGACGCGCCGTGACGAAGCGCTCAGCGCGTGAAGGGGGTGGCACCGTGTCCCTTCTCGTGAGCGGCGGGCAGCCGCTGGCGGAGGCCGATCCGCCTGAGGTGATGATCGACAAGCTCAAGGCCCGCGCGGACGCGCGCGCCGCGAAGAGCAAGGTGTACGACGACCTCTACAACGGCGACGAGAACAAGCTGTTCTACGCCACCCCGGAGTTCAGCCAGCAGACCGGCGGCCTGTTCGACGAGTTCTCCGACAACTGGTGCGCGACCGTCCCCGACGCCGTCCGTGAGCGGCTCGTGGTCACCGCCTTCCAGGACGAGAACGGCCAGCTCGACACGGTGGCGTGGAAGGCGTGGCGGCGAACCGGCGCGCACGTGGACGTCGGGCTCGCGCTCCTGGACGCCCTCGTCGTGGGCCGCTCGCACGCGATGGTGTGGAACCCGACCGGCAGCGCGTCGGACATCACCTTCCTGCCGAACGGGCAGGCCGCCGTCGACTACGTGCCCGGCGCCCGGCGCCGACGCCGCGCCGCGGTGAACGTCTGGTCGGACGGCTTCTACGACTACGCCACCCTCTTCGTCCGCGCGCAGGGCGGACGGCCCGCGATGGTCTACCGCCGCCAGCGCGTGAGCGGCGGCGGCACCTGGGCACCGCGCACGGAAGGACTGCGCCGCTCCGAGCTGGCCGACTTCGCCAACCCGATGGGTGACGAGGTCCCCATCGTGGAGCTGCCCAACCGGGCGCGGCTGCACGGCGATCCCGTCTCCGACATCAAGACGGTCGCCCCGCTCCAGCGCACGGTGAACACCCAGTGGGCGCACCTGCTCACCAACTCCGACTTCCTCGCGCTGCCGCAGCGCGTCGTCCTCGGCATGGACAAGCCGGTCAAGGACCTGATCGACCCGGCGAGCGGCGACATCATCGGCGAGGAGGACATCCCCCTCGACCTCTACAGCCGCGACCGTCTGCTGTGGCTGTCCAAGGCCGGCGCGGGCATCGCCCAGTTCAACGGGGCGGACCTCGGGAACTACCTGCGCGTCATCGAGGCGCTCGTGCGGCACATCGCCGCGCAGACCCGCACCCCGCCGCACTACCTCCTCGGCGAGATGAGCAACATCGCCGCCGAGGCGCTGACGGCCGCCGAGTCCGGGCTCGTCGCGAAGGCGAGTGACAAGCAACTGTTCTTCGGCGCGGACCTGCTGGAGATCATGCGCCTGGAGGCGCTCGCCGCCGGGGAGCCCGAGCGCGCGGCAGCGCTCGCACTCGGCCGGGTCCTGTGGCGCGACCCGCAGTACCGCTCCGAGGCCCTGTACGCGGACGCGCTGACGAAGTACAAGGCGATCGGTGTGCCGGACGAGGCGCTGTGGCGGATGATCCCCGGCGTCGAGCCCGAGCAGGTCGAGGAGTGGAAGCGCCTGCGCGACGAGCAGAACGCCGCCGCCGCCCGCGCCGCCTCCTCGGCGCTCGCCGCGTTCGGCCCGAAGGAGCCCGGCGACGACGAGGACGAGGAGGACCTGGAGGACGAGGCGGCATGAGCGACGCGGCCGACGCCCGGTACACGCAAGTGCAGTCCCTCGCCCGCACGGTCGTCGCCCGCGTCCAGGGCATCTGGTCGGGGCTCGACCCGGCGAACATCCTGGCTTCGCTCCAGGGCGAGCAGGGCGCCGCGATCCTCGACGCGGTCGTTGCCGGGCAGCTCACCGCCGCCGAGGGCGCGGGCGCGTTCGTCGCACAGGCGATGGCCGCGCGCGGCGCCGGCGCGGCCTTCGCCGCCGAGCTGCGCCCCGCCGCGTTCGCCGGGATCGCCTCGGACGCCCGCCCGCTGACGACGCTGCTGTACCTGCCGGGCATCACGACGTACACGAGCCTCGCGGCCGGGATGGACCCGCAGGCCGCGCTCGCGGCGGGCCTGTCGCAGATGGGCCGCATGATCTCCACCCAGATCGCCGACGCCTCCCGCTCGGCCACCCAGGTCGCGATGACCTCGCACCGCCGGTGCATCGCCTACGTCCGCGTCGTGAAGCTTCCCGCCTGCGGGCGGTGCATCATCCTCGCGGGCAAGCAGTACTCCTACAGCACCGGCTTCCAGCGGCACCCCAAGTGCGATTGCGGCATGGACCCCATCGACATCGAACGGTGGGGTGACGTGCCCAGCCCCGAGGACCTCGTCAAGCAGATGAGCCCCGAGGAGCAACGGCGCCGCCTGGGCGCGGCGGCCGTGGACGCGCTCGACAAGGGCGCCGACCTCGCACAGGTCGTCAACGCCCGGCGCGGGATGCAGACCATGACCGCCTACGGGCACACCGTGAAGGCCACCACCGAGGGCGCCACCGTGCGCGGCCTCGCCGGGAAGCGGCTCGCCGCCGAGTTCGGCGCGGAGAAGGTGCGCGGGCAGCGGTACAGGGTCGCGCGGACGCCCCGCCTGATGCCCGAGGAGATCCTGCGGATCTCGACCAGCCGCGAGCAGCAACTCCGGCTCCTGCGCAAGCACGGCTACCTCTACGACTGACTTCCCCGGCCGCCGTGCCGGGGCCGCGCGGCGCGACGCCGCGCACCCACTCACAGAAGGAGGAGCGCGATGCTCCGTACACGACGCGCACGCACCCTCGCCCTGGCGGGCGGCGGCTGGTCCCACCCCTACGGGCACGGCCTCTTCTCGCCCTTCCTCTACGCCTCCGGCGACGGCGGCACGGGGGACGACAAGGGCAGCTCCGGGGCGGGCGGCGACGACAAGGGCGGTACGGGCGGGAAGGGCGCCGACGGCGGCGACGGCGGGGACGACAAGCTCGGCGAGGGCGGCGTGAAGGCCCTCCAGGCGGAGCGCGACGCCCGCAGGACCGCCGAGGCCCGCGTGCGGGAACTGGAATCCCAGCTCAACGGCCGCAAGGACTCCGGCGCGAAGCCGGACACGAAGCCCCAGGACGACAGCAAGGCGCCCGCGGTGGACGCCGACGCGCTGCGCAAGGAGCTGAGCGCCGAACTCCGCGCCGAGGCGAACACCCGCATCGTCCGCGCCGAGGTGAAGGCGGCAGCGGCCCAGCTCCTGGCCGACCCGAGCGACGCCCCCCGCTTCCTCGACCTCGCCAAGGTCAAGGTCGGCGACGACGGCGAGCCCGACGCCAAGCAGATCAAGAAGCTCCTGGAGGACCTCGTCAAGGAGCGCCCCTACCTCGCGGCGAAACCCCAGCCCTGGGGCGACGTCGGCGGCGGCCGACAGGACGCCCCGCCCGCCGACGTGGCGCCCGGCCTCGACCGGCTGCGCCACGCCTACGCCAGCGAGACCACCACCAAGTAACCCGGCCCCCTGCGGGCCTCACCGAGAAGGAGGCCCGCAGTGGCCGTCACCCTGCCCGAAGCGGCGAAGCTCTCCACCACCCAGCTCCAGCGCGGCGTCATCGAGACGTTCGTCCAGGAGTCGAGCATCCTCGACCGCATCCCGTTCCTCACCATCGAGGGCAACGCCTACGCCTACAACGAGGAGGGAGCGCTGCCCGGCGTGTCCTTCCGCGCGGTGAACGAGGCGTACACCGAGTCGACCGGCACCGTGAACCAGAAGAGCGAGTCCCTGGTCATCCTCGGCGGTGACGCGGACGTGGACCGCTTCATCGTCAAGACCCGCGGCAACCTCAACGACCAGCGCGCCGTCCAGACTCGGATGAAGGTCAAGGCCGCCTCGTACTACTTCCAGGACCAGTTCTTCAACGGCGACGTCGCCGTCACCCCCAAGGGCTTCGACGGCCTCAAGAAGCGCCTGGTGGGCGGGCAGGTCCTCGACGCCGGGACGAACGGGCTGGAGCCCGTGACCGGCGGGCACGACTTCTTCGACGCGCTCGACGCGCTCATCGCCCGCGTGCCGGGCCTCAACGCCTCCAACGGCGCGATCTACGCCAACAGCGCGGTCATCGCCCGCATCAAGTCCGCCGCGCGGCGCCTGGGCGGCGTCGAGTCGATGCGCGAGGCGCTCACCCAGAAGACCGTGCAGACCTACAACGGCATCCCGCTCCTGGACCCGGGCCAGACCGCCGCCGGCGCGGACATCCTCGCCCGCACCGAGACGCAGGGCACCGCGACCACGGCCTCCTCCATCTACGCCGTCAAGTGGGGCCAGGACGAAGGCGACCGCGCGGTCACCGGCCTGACCAACGGCGGCGTCCAGGTCGAGGACCTCGGGCAGCTCCAGGAGAAGCCCGCGTACCGCACGCGCATCGAGTTCTACACCGGCCTCGCCGTGTTCGGCGGCAAGGCCGCCGCCCGCCTGCGCGGCGTCCTCACCTCCTGACCCCCACCACCGAGAGGAGACCGTGCGATGCCCGCACGCAAGACCCCCAGCACGCCCGCCGAGACGCGCCTGGACGACTTCGTGGACGCCCCGTCCACGACCGCGCCCGGCGACGGCCCGGCCGACACCACCGACCCCACCGAGCGCGCCACCTCCGCCACCCCCGACAAGGCGACCGCCGCGCAGGCCGGGCACGGCACCGTCAACGCCGTCGTGCCCCTGCCCCGCCCCGAGCCCGCCGAGCGCACCGGCGAGGACCGCACCGAGACGTACACCGCCCTGCGGCCGGACGGCGTCGAGGTGAGGGTCGAGCGGAACATCGAGACCGGCGCCTCCCGCATCGTCGCGGACGGCTGACCGTGGCCGCGCTGCCGCCGCTGGCCACCGTCGAGCAGTTGGAGGACTGGTTGCAGGTGCCGCGCGGCAGCGCGCCCGTGCCCACCGTGACGCTCGCCCTGAACATCGCCTCGGACATGATCCGCCGCGAGGCACGGCAGACGTTCACGGTGCGCACGGACACCCTCTCCCTGACCGTCCACGGGGGCCGGGTGTACCTGCCCGGCCCGGTCTCGGACGTCGCCGAGGTCACCTCGCGCGGCCAGGCCCTGGACCGGGGCCGGGAGTGGGAGAGCGGCGGCGACGTCCTCATCCTCTTCGGCCGCTGCCCCGCCCGCGTCACGGTGACGTTCACGCACGGCTGGCCCGTCGTGCCGTTCGAGGTCGTGGGCCTGGCCCTCGACGTCGCCGCGCGCGCCTGCGTCAACCCGAAGAACCTGCGCCAGGAGTCCACCGGGCAGCGGTCGGTGACGTTCGCGTCCGAGACGCTCGCCACGTCCCTCGCGCAGGTCGAGGTCGACAAGCTCGCCCGCTACCGGCCGGTGCGCTCGCCCTCCTCGTCGTGGCGGGGGTGAGGCGATGTTCGGGCAGTCCCCGCTCCTGGACCAGACCGTGGAGCACATCGCACGCCACCTCGGCCAGGACGAGCGCGGCAACGACGCGTGGATCGAGGAAGCGCCCGTCGCCGTCGAGCACTGTTCCGTGCAGCCGCTCGACTCCGTCGAGTACCTGACCTCGGCGTCCGACCAGATCGTCAGCCGCTGGCAGTTCTTCGGCCCGCCCGACATGCGCCTCGCGGCAACCGACCTGCTCCGCGCGGACGGCACCACCTACGAGGTCGACGGCCGCCCCGGGCTCGCCCGCGCCGTCTCTCCGTTCCTCACGCACACCAGTGCCGTACTCAAGGAGGTGACGGGCTGATGGCCGGACGCGTCCGTATCCGCTTCGACCAGCGCGGCCTCGACGCCGTCATGCGCCTGCCCGCAGTCCGCGCGGCCCTCCACAACGAGGCCGAGCGCATCGCCGGGCAGGCCCGCAACCTCGCCCGCGCGGAGATCGACGACGGCTTCGCCGACGAGATCCGCGTCAAGGACGAGACCCGCCCTTCGGGCCGCCCCGTCGCGAAGGTCGAGGCGACCCGCGAGGATGCCGCAGCCCACGAGTGGGGCAGCTCGAACACCGAGCGGCGCCGCGTCCTGGGCCGTGCGGGCGCCGTCCGCCCCGCCAGCATCTTCCGCGAGCGGGGCGGGGAGCGGTGAGCGCGCCGGACGTGGAGTGGGGGGACGTCGAGCAGGCCGCCGCCGCGTGGCTGCGCGCGCGTCTCGGCTCCGGCGTCCGCGTCGTCAACGAGCTGCCCGCCAGCCTGGAGAAAACGCTGCCGCTCGTCCAGGTGCAGCTCGTCCCCGGTGGCGGTGACGACGGCATCAACGACGAGGTGGTCCTGGACGTGGACCACTTCGCCGCCACCCGCACCGCCATGTGGGCCCTCGCCGAGCAAACCCGTACCGCGCTCCTCGCGCTGCGCGGGCGCTCCTCGGCCGGCCTCGTCATCGACGACGTGCGCACGACCTCCCGGCCCGCGCACGTCGACTACGGCAACGCCGCCCTCCGGCGGGCGGTCGCCACCTACGCGCTCACCAGCCGCGCCCAGGCGCCCGCCTGACGCCCCACCTTCTGTAAGGAGAGCCCCCGTGCCCGCTGCCGACTTCACCACCCTCGCCGAGCTGCGCACCGGCCTGATCCGCAAGGCCCTGCGGTACGCGATCTTCGCCGCCGACGCCGACGCGGACGCCGTGGCCAGCCCCTTCGACACCTCCGGAGCCCTCCAGGCCCTCCCCACCGGGTACGTGCCGGTGGGGTACACCACCTCGGACGGCGTGACCTTCTCCGGCGACCTGTCCATGAACGACGTCGAGTCGGGACAGTCCGCATCCCCGACGCGCTCGGACGTCGAGTCCGACGTCCGTACCGCCGCGTGGGTGCCGCAGGAGACCAACGCTGCTGCGGTAGCCCTCTACGAGAACCTGCCGCTGTCCGGCACGGCCGCGCTGCCCGACCTCGGATCGGCCACATGGACCTGGTCGCGCCCCCTGGTCCCGCCGACCCTTTACCGGCGCCTCCTCTTTATCGCCGAGGACCTCAACAAGGAGACCGGCAAGGCCATCTACGTCGTGCGGCACTTCCCTTCCGCGCTGCGCACGAACCGCGAGGACGAGCAGTGGACGCGCACGGAGGCGATCACGCGCGGCGTCACCTACCAGGCATACGTCGACGAGACCCTCGGCACGGACTCCCAGACGTGGATCGACGGCCCCGGCTGGCGCGACCTCGCGCCCGCCGAGGAGCCGGGCGGCGGCGCGTGAGCGCCTCGCCCCCCAAGACGGCGGCAGCGGCGGCGGCCACGGGTGAGCCCCGCCGGCGCTGTGCTTCCACCCGCTCACCCACCGGCCACCCAGAAGCGAGACGAGACCATGAGCAAGCCCAACCGCAAGCGGTACGTGATGGAGACCGTGCGCCAGCAGTACGCGGACGCGGTCGGCGGCGAGACCGTCGAGGTCGAGCTGAAGACCGGCGACGTCCTGACCTTCCCGCACCCGCTGTTCGCCGACGACGAGTGGTCGGACGCCGTGGACGCGGCCGAGTCCTCGCGGGACAAGGCGATCGCGATCCTCGGCGAGGACGGCTACGAGAAGTACCGCGCGGCCGGGCACCCGGACAGCGACGTCGGGCTGCTCTTCCTCGCCGTGCAGCAGGACATGCAGGGCCAGGTCAAGCGCCGCCCTACTCGGTAGTCGACGTCCTCGGGGAGCACCCCGAGGCCGTCGAGGCGGACCTGTGCCACCACTACGCGCCGCGCGACCCCATCGGCGAGTTCTGGCGCGGGGAGATCACCCTGCGCCAGCTCCGCGTTCTGGTCGAGGGCCTGCCGCCGGACGGGGCTCTCGCTCGCGCGGCGGCAGGCCACCACTGGCGGCAAGCCGACTTCCACGCCGCCGACCAGCTCGACGCGCTGCTGCGCCTGCTCACGGACTTCCGCAACGCCAACCGGGCCGAGACCGCCCCCGCCCTGCCGTATCCGGACCCGGTGTGGCGGCCGACCGACCCGAGCCCGAAGCAGCGCAAGAGAGCCGAGCGGCGCGAGCGCCAGGAGGCCCGCGCGGGATACCAGCGGCTCGTCTCACAGCTCACGCCGCAGTACGCAGAGAAGGGGTGATCCCATGCCCCGCGCCGCATCCGTGTGGCTGGACGTCCTGCCGTCGATGGCGGACTTCCGCCGACAGCTCCGCCGCGAACTGGAAGACCCGGTACGCCAGTCCGCGACCCGCGCGGGCGAGCAGGGCGGCGAGAGCCTCATGGGCGGCATGAAGGCCAAGATGGCGGCCGGCGCCCTTGCCGCCGGTGTGGCGGCGGGGGCGCTCGTCGTCAAGGGCCTGGAGCAGTCGATGGCCAAGCAAAAGGCCACTGGCAAGCTCCAGGCCCAGCTCGGCCTCACGGCGCGCGACGCGAAGAAGGCCGGGGAGGCCGCCGGGCGCCTGTACACGGGCGCGGTCACCGACAGCGTGGAGGACGGCGCGGCGTCCGTGCGGGCGATCATGTCCGCCGGGCTCGCGCCCCCGAAGGCGACCACGAAGCAGCTCACGCAGATCGCCACGAAAGTCCAGGACGTCAGCAGCCTGTTCGAGGTCGATCTGGGCCAGGCCGCGAATGCCGCCGGGCAGGCGGTCAAGACGGGGCTGGCGAAGAACGCGAACGAAGCCCTCGACGCGATGACGCGCGGGTTCCAGGTCATGGGCCCGAGGGCGGATGACCTCGCGGACACGTTCAACGAGTACTCCACGATCTTCCGCTCGCTCAACCTGCCCATCAAGACCGTCACCGGCCTGCTCGCGCAGGGCATGAAGGCGGGCGCGCGCGATACGGACGTCGTCGCCGACGCCCTGAAAGAGTTCCAGATCCGCGCGACGGACGGCAGCACCGCGTCGGCGGCCGGGTTCAAGGCGCTCGGCCTCAGCGCGAAGGGCATGACGGCGCAGATCGCGAAGGGCGGCAAGGGCGCTTCTGACGGCCTCCAGACGGTCCTCGACAAGCTGCGCGGCATGAAAGACCCGGTCAAGAGGAACGCCGCGGCCGTGGCCCTGTTCGGCACCAAAGCGGAGGACATGGGGAAGGCGCTGTTCGCGCTCGACCCGTCGAAGGCCGAGGCGGACCTGGGCCGGGTCGGCGGCGCCGCGAAGAAGGCGGGCGACGCGCTGCGCAAGGACGCGGGAACCCAGTTCGAGATCTTCAAGCGCAAGGCGCTCATGGCGGTCGGCGACGCCGCGGGCCGGTACTTCCTGCCCGCGATGACCCGCACCGCCTCCTTCCTCAACCGCGAGGTCCTGCCGCCGGTGCGGTCGGTCACCTCCTGGCTCGGCGAGCACCTCGGCCCCGCACTGCGCACGGTCGGCGGCGCGTTCGCCGCCGCCGGGGACTGGACGAAGAAGTACGGGGCGTGGCTGATCCCCGCCGCCGTCGCGGTCGCCGGGCTGACCCTCGCGGTCAACGCGCAGGCCATCGCGGTCGGCGCGGTCCTCGTCGTCATGAACGCCTACGCGCTCGCCAGCCGCGCGGTAGCCGCGGTGACGCGCGGCTGGGCCGCCGCGCAGGCGGTGTTCAACGCCGTCATGGCCCTCAACCCGGTCACGCTCATCGTCATCGGCATCGTCGCCCTGGGCGCCGCGCTCGTCGTCGCGTACAAAAAGAGCGAGACGTTCCGGGCGATCGTGCAAGGCGCGTGGGCGGGCATCAAGACCGCCGCGTCCGCCGCCTGGACGGGCTTCATCAAGCCCGCCTTGGACGGCTTCATGACGGGCCTGCGCGAGATCGGGACGGCCGCGTCGTGGCTGTGGAGCAACGTGCTCTCGCCCGTCTTCTCGGCGATCGGGCTGGCCGCGCGCATCCTCGCCACCGCCGTGGTCGTCCTCCTCGTCGCCCCCGCCGTCGCCGCCTTCAAGGTCCTCGCGGCCGTGGGAACGTGGCTGTGGGACACGGCACTCGGCCCGGCCTTCCGGGGCATCGGCGCGGCGGCGATGTGGGTGTGGACGAACGGCATCCGCCCAGCCGTGAACGGCGGCAAGGCCGCCCTGTCCGCGCTCGCCGCGGCGGGAACGTGGCTGTGGAAGAACGCCCTGTCACCCGCCTTCCACGGCGCGGGGGCCGTCGCCCTGTGGCTGTACAACTCGGCGGTGAAGCCGATGGTCGCGAGCGCGAAGGCCGCCCTGTCCGCGCTCGGCGCGGCCGGGACGTGGCTGTGGAAGAACGCCCTCTCCCCGGCCTTCCACGGCATCGGCACCGTGGCCACGTGGCTGTACGACCACGGGATCAAGCCGCCGATCGACAAGGGCAAGGCCGCCGCGAAGGCGCTGGGCAAGGCGTTCACGGACGCCAAGGACGTGATCGGCCGGGAGTTCGGCAAGGTCGCCGACCTCGCGAAGAAGCCTATCTCCTTCGTGATCAACACCGTCTACAACAAGGGCATCGTCGGCGTCTGGAACAAGATTGCCGGGGCGTTCGGAGCGCCGCCGCTCAAGCTGTTCAAGGGCTTCGCCGGGGGCGGCATCCTGCGCGGGCACAGCACCTTCCGCCAAGGGGACGACCAGCTCGTCCCGCTCCGCCGGGGCGAGGGCGTCACCGTCTCCGAGGCTCTGCGCGACCCGTATGAGCGCCGGCGCCTCCTCGCCGTCAACGCGGCGGCGAAGCGCGGGCAGTCCCTCGCCCGCTTCCAGGGCGAGGGCTTCGCCGGTGGCGGCATCTTCGGCTGGGCCAAGAGCGCGGGCACCGCGCTCAAGGGCGTCGGCTCGTCGGCGTGGGACGCCGTGAAGAAGGGGGCGGGCTGGCTCAAGGACGGAATCGAGTCCTCGGCACGCGCGGGCGTCAAGAAGGTCGTAGACCCGCTGCTCGCGCAGATTCCCGGCGCCGGTACCGGCTTCGGGAAGCTCGCGCGCGCTCTCCCTGAGCGGGCGATCGACGCTCTCTTCGGCTACGCGAAGACCGCCGACACGAAGGTCGAGGACGCCTACGCGGCCGGGGCCGTGGGCGGCTCCGGCGTGAAGCGCTGGACGAAGGTCGTCCTCCAGGCGCTCAAGATGGTCGGGCAGCCCGCCTCGCTCCTCAACACGGTGCTGCGCCGGATGAACCAGGAGAGCGGCGGGAACCCGCGCGCGATCAACAACTGGGACGTCAACGCGAAGAACGGCGACCCCTCCCGGGGCCTCATGCAGACCATCGGAAGCACGTTCAACGCCTACGCGGGCAGTCTCCGCTCGCGCGGCATCTACGACCCGCTCGCCAACATCGTCGCCTCGATGCGGTACGCGCTCTCGCGGTACGGATCGCTCGCGGCGGCCTACAACCGCGCGGGCGGCTACGCCTCCGGCGGCCGGCCGCGCCGGGGCGAAATCGCGTGGGTGGGCGAAGAGGGCCCGGAGCTGATGCGCTTCCGGGGCGGGGAGGAGGTCTACGACCACCGCACCTCGCTCTCCATGGCGGAGGGTGTCGGCGCGCGCGGCTTCGCGAAGGGAACGACCAAGGCGCAGGCGCGAGCGCGCGCCCGCGCGCAGCTCGCCGCCCGCAAGGACATCCCCGGCGACCTCACGAGCTTCACGAAGAGCCTGACGGGCTCCGCGTCGGACATCGCGAAGGCGTCGAAGGAGCTGACGAAGGACCTGTCGGCCACCGGCCGCGCGTCCAAGTCGCTGGTCAACTCGACGTCGAAGGCGTCCGCGAAGCTCCAGGCGATGGCGAAGCAGCGGGACAAGGTCTCCGCGAAGATCGACACCGCGCGCTCGGCGGCGAGCGACCAGAAGAAGAGCGCCGCCGACTACCTCGGCCTGTCGAACTACTCCGAGGCCACGTCCATCCAGGACGTCCTCACCGGCATGAAGTCCCGCCAGGGCGGCCTCAAGTCCTTCCAGACGACGGTGAAGAGCCTGGCCAAGAAGGGCCTGAGCCAGGACCTGATCAGCCAGATCGTGGCCCTGGGCCCGGACTCCGGTGAGGCACAGCTCATCGGCCGGGCGAACGCCGGGCAGATCAAGCAGCTCAACGCGCTCGCCAAGAGCGGCGCGAAGCTCTCGACGTCCTACGGCAACACCATGGCCGACGCCATGTTCGACGCGGGCAAGAGCGCCTCGAAGGGCTTCCTGACGGGGCTGCTCGCCGAGGAGAAGAGCATCCAGTCCGCGATGGCGAAGGTCGGCGCGGGCGCCGTGAAGGCGATCCGCTCGAAGAAGGGCATCGACGCCCACAGCCCGTCCCGCAAAGCCGCGGTCGCCGGCCGCGACCTCGGGGCCGGACTCGTCGCCGGGATGGCCTCCTCGTCAGGGGCGGTCTCCTCGGCCGCCGAGCAGCTCGGCGCCCGCGCGGTACCCGCCGCGCGGATCGTGCCCGTCACCAGCGCCCGCCAGGGCAAGGACACCGCGGGCGAGGACCGGCCGCTGTATCTCGTCGTCGAGGACGGGACGGTCCTGCGGGCCTGGGTGGACGACCGCGTCGACAGCGGGCTCATGGATGTACGGCGTACCGCGCGCGCGGGCGCACGCTCGTAGAGAGGAGACCGGCCGTGCCGATGATCGTGGACCCGTCCGCACCGCACGTCACGCCCCCCGCAGTCGTGACGTCGCCGGACGGGTGGCTCACCGCCGCCGTGGACGGCGCGCACGCGGGGGTGTGGCTGCGCTACCAGGCCACTCACGCCCCCGCCCTGCCCGGCGCGAGCACCGTGCGGAAGGTGCGCATCGTGCGCCAGGACCCAGGCGCGAGCGCCCCCGCACCGGTACGGTCGGCGGACCCGGCGTGGGCCGTCGAAGGCGCCGGGCTCGCCTACGACCACGAGGCGCCGCTGGGGGCCGCCGTCGTCTACGCCGCCACCCCGCAGTTCGCGAACGGCACATGGGGCCCCACGTCCTCGCTCTCCGTTCCCGTGCCCGCCCCCGCTGCGGGGGCGGTACGCGACCTGTGGATCAAGTCCCTGGACGAGCCGGGCCTGTCCCTCGCAGTCACCTACGCCTCGCGAGACGGACAGACGAGCAGCGGGCGGCAGGAGACCGCCAGCCGCAGCGCGAGCCCGTTCACGGCCGTCGCCTACGACACCGCGTCGGCGCCGGCCGAGACGGTCAAGGTCGACGTCCTGGCCGCCGACATCGCCCGCTTCCGCGACCTGATCCGCTCCGGCGTCCTCCTCGCCCAGGTCCGCCCCGGCTACCAGATCCCCGACCGGTACTTCGTGCCCGGCGACGTGAGCGAGCAGCCCACCGGCCGCCTCGGCTCCACCGGCGGCTACACCGTCAGCTTCGACATCGTGCCCATCGAGCGGCCCGACACCGCCGACGCCCCGCTCGCCGTGCCCGGCTGGTCCTACGACACCCTCGCCGCGCAGTTCGCCACCTACGACGCGGTCGCCGCGAGCTATCCCACGTATCTCGCGCTCGCGAGCAACGGGGCGATCTGACGTGCTCGCCCTCTCCGCGCCCGCGCTCGCCGGGCTCGCGCACGCCCGCCGCCCCGTGCGCGCCGAGTGGAGCAACGACGGCGGACGGACCTGGACTCCGGCGCACTTCGCGTCGGGGCAGGTGACGGCGGACCGTACCGCGGAGTGCCGCTACTCGGCCGCCGTCGAACTGCTCGACGCCCCTGGCGGCCGGGACGGCATCAACGCCGCCCGCACCGAGGTGCGCCTCTTCCAGGGCATCGGCGTGCCGCGCGCGGACATCGAGTGGGTCCCGGCCGGGCGGTACGTCATCGACCGCCTGCGCCGTACCCGCCTCGGCGTCAGCCTCGACCTGCTCGGCCTGGAGGACATCGTGCGCGGCGCCGCGCTCCCGACCGCCCGCACCATCGGCCCGGACTCCGCCCGCGTGTGCGCCGAACAGCTCGTCGCCGAGGCGCTGCCCGGCCGCACGGTCGCCTGGCGCGAGGGCACCACGCCGGGCAGGCGCCTGCCCGCGACGGTGGTGGACGAAGACCGGTGGGCGGCGCTCTCGAGGGGGTACGGACACCTCCGGCACCTCCACCGGCTTCGCCGCGGGCCTGGGAGCGGAGTTCTTCTGCGACGCCACCGGCACCCCGACGATGGCGCCCGTACCGACGCTCTCGGACACGGTCGTCTGGCGCATCCCCGCCGGGTACGCCACCGCCGCCCCGGCCCGCGAGGAGACCGCCGAAGGACTCGTGAACCTGTGGGCCGTCACGGGGGACGCGGGCGACGGCGGCGCCGTCGTCGGCCCCGCGTTCGCCTGGGACCGGGACCCGGACTCCCTCACCTACGCGGGCCCCGACCCCGTCGAGGACCCGCTCGCCCCGCAACGCCTGGGCCTGCCCGGCGTCCGGGTGCGCACCGGCCGGTACGCCTCCGCGCAGATCACCGACCTCGCGCAGGCCACCGACGTCGCCCAGGCCCGCCTCGCCGACAGCCTCGGCGTCCAGGCTTCCCTCACCGTCACCAGCCTGTGCAATCCGGGCCTGGAGCCCGGGGACGTCGTCGAGGTCGAGGTCGAGCCGGGGCTGTGGGAGCGCCACCTCATCGACACGTGCCCGTACACGCTCGGCGGGATCTCCCAGACGTGCCAGACCCGTACCAGCACGAAGAGGGGGTAGCCATGGCGGACATCCGCCAGCAGCTCGGCCAGGACCTCGCCCGCGGGCGCGGGGGCGGCGGCAGTCTCCAGACGGTCACCGCGACCGTTACCGACGTCACCGACGAAGGCACCGTCCACCTGCTCCTGGGCGGCGCCGAGCTGTACGACGTCGCGTGCACCGATGCCTACCGCAACCGCAAGGCCGGGGACACGGTCGCGGTACGCCGGGGCGCCGTCCCGGTCGTCCTGTGGCGCCTCGGCGACGACCCCGCCGACGCCGACGCCGCCCGTACCACCGACATCGCCCAGGACGCCGCGCAGGATCTCGTCGCGATCAGCGCGTACACCTGGGGCACCGGCGCCCCGCCCGGCTCCGGCTGGCAGCAGGTCACCACCTTGTTCACGAAGAAGGACGGGGCGGGCAAGGGCGTGCTCTACGCGCAGCTCGGGACCGCCTCGGACACGTCACCGGACGCGCCGCCCACACGCGCCCCGAAGGCGGTGACCATCTCGCCGACCGACTCGGGCTCATGGCGCTCGGGCCGCCCGGACTCCTACGCCACGAGTCCCACGCAGGGCGACTGGACCGGCGGCGGCGACCGGCGCGGCGCCTGGTTCTACGGCACGCGGATCAAGGACGCCTGCCAGGGCAAGACCGTCGCGAAGATGACCGTCAAGTTCACCCGCAAGCGCGGCGCAGGCAACAACGCGAAGGTCCGGCAGCGCCTCTACCTGCACAACTACACCTCAGCGCCGTCCGGACAGCTCAGCCTCGGCGACGGCCCCGAGGAGCTTCTCTCCCTCGCGGTCGGCGCGAAAGGCACCGCCACCCTCCCCGCCTCCTGGCGCAGCGCCCTCGCCTCCGGCAGCGCCCGCGGGCTCGCCATCTACGGCCATGGCCGCAGCCAGTACGCCGCCTTCACCGGCGGCCAGCTCACCATCACCTTCGCCGCCACGTAAGGAGCCCCCGATGGCGACCATCGGATACGCCAGCCTCCCCGTCCCCGCAGGCGGGTCCGCCCCGGTTGTGCCCGGCGACTTCGCCGCCCTCGCCACGGCCGTCGACAAGGACCTGCCCAAGCGCGCCACCTCGCGCGCCGACCGTGACGCCCGCTTCGCCGCGCTCCCGGCCGGGAGCATCGTCACCGCGCCGGACGGAACGCTGTGGACGAAAACCTCGGCAGGCTGGCTCACCGTCAACGCCCCCATCACCCCCTGGGACCGCACCGTCAGCCTCAAGTCCGGCTTTCAGCAGGGGGATTCCGCGCTCGGCCTGATGGTCGTGGACAGCGGGCGCCGCGTCGAGCTGAAAGGCCGCATCGAGCGGGTCGACGGCACGAACATCTACGACGCCAACGCGGTCAACTTCGGCTCCGTCCCCTCCGACCTGATCCCGCCCTCGCTGCGCACCCTCGTCACCGCCTGCTCCATGGCCGGCGCGACCACGGACGCCGCCGGGCGCCTGGAGGTCCTCGGCACCAACTCGACGTCCGCCTACGGCCAGCCCGGAGACCTCGTGTGGTGGTACCAGGGCGAAGGCGGAACCTCCTGGGTCGACATCTCCGGCTACTACTGGCTCATCTGAAAGGCCCGCGCTGTGACCCTGTACACCTTCGGCGGCACGCCCGCCGACGTCCTCACCGACACCGCTGGGAACGTGCAGCCGGACTACCCGGTCATCGTGCGCGTCGCCGGGACCGGAGCCACCGTCACCGCCCTGTACGAAGCGGACGGTGTCACCCCGGTCGGCCAGCTCCGCACCAACCCCACCGGCTCGACCGCCCCGGGCGCGATCCGCGCCTTCAAGGCCGCCGACGTCGTCGCCATCGAGTACGAGTACAACTCGCAGGCGGGCCCCGTGCGCTGGTACGAGGCCGCCCGGGAAGCGAGCCTCACCGCCCTGGAGGGGCTCAACTCGAAGCTCGACAAGGCGGGCGGCACGGTCACCGGAGACCTCGACGTCACCGGCACCCTCGACGTGACCACGCTCCTGGTCGGCGGACAGCCGCTCAACAGCGGCGCGGACTTCTCGGCGGCCGGGATCATCATTCCCGCCGCCCGCACCGGCGCCGCCCTCCAGGCCGCGCTCAACACCGCGCGCGACGCGGGCGGAGGCTGGGTCATCGTCCCGCCCGGCACCTGGGACGTCTCCGCGCTGCCCCTGCGCATCTACCGCAACACCCGCCTGACCCTCGCGGACGGCGCGGTGATCCGCCGCGCGGGCAACGGCACCATGCTCCTCAACGGGGACGCCGGACAGCCCCTGGGCGGCTACACCGGCCACGGCTCCCTCATCATCGAGGGCGGCACCTGGGACAGCCAGGCCGTGCAGTACCCGACCTCCGCCATGTGCATCAGCATCGGCCACGCGGAGGACGTCACGATCCGGGACACCACGATGGACGTGGTGCGGGCTTCCACGGCATCGAGCTGAACTCGACCCGGC